GAGCTAGTGGGCGTTAGAGCCTTATGGGTAGGCGGTGCGGGAACCGTTGTTATTATAGCCTGTAACGATACGGCTTCAGTTTCATTAACAGTGCCAGCAGGTACATTACTTCCTATCTTTGCAAGAAAGGTTATGGCCGCTTCTAGTGCTTCAAACATTGTAGCTTTTTACTAAAGGAGAGTTATGGGCGTAGGAATAGGTACATCAGTTTCGACACCGGCGACAATCTCAGGACCAACAGAAGAAGAGCCAGTAATACCTTAACAATGCCCAAAGTATAAATTAGGTGCTATAACAAAGGGGAACGCCTAATTTATTAAGGAGATAATTATGGCACAAGTAGACTGGGGGAGCATAATGTCAGGACAGCAGCAGCAGAAAAAGCGCTATGCTGGAATGAACGTGCAGTTTTTCTATGCTTACAACGAGAATGAAGAGAAGTCGCTAAAAGAGGGTCGTCCTATATTTGACGAAATACCTTCTATTAGTATTCAGGTTCCAGGTGGAGATACAACGGTTAGACGTATTGAGCCGCAGGATATTCACGAATACCCAGAAAAGTACCAGGCTTTTATGGCTGGTTCTGAGCCTGTAACTGAAGGCACACCGCTTGCTGAGTGGCCTATGATACCAGGGACTGCCATGCGCGAGTTCCAGTATCTTGGCTTTAAAACAGTAGAGCAGGTGGCTAACGCTACAGAGGACGCCAAGCGCAAACTAGGAACACTATCCAAGTTTGTTAAGCTAGCTAAGGAGTGGTTAGCTGCTGCTAATTCTGACCAGAATGACGTAGCTAAACTTCGTGTTCAGTTAGAGCAATATCAGACAAAGTACGCAAAATTAGAAGAGAAGTTAGAGCTTCTTATGCAGCGTATTGAGGCTAACGAGGGCACAGACTTGCGTGATGAGCGTACATCTGACCCGCTTGATGATGAGCCAACAGCAACGCCAAGGCTAAGGGGTAGACCAAGGAGAGTATGAGCATAGCTACGGTTATACAGAATGTCGCTAACGAAGCTGGCTACACCGTAGAGTCTAATATCTTTACCTCTACAGAGACGACAACTAAGCAGCTTTTAGCGATAGCTCAACGTATAAATCGTGATATTTTTGAGGCGTATCCTTGGCCTAAGTGTTACGCCGCTGGCTCGATAACGCTGGTAGATGGGCAGTCAACCTACCCCCTACCGGCGGCTTTTTCCAATTACCAGTACGAAACATTCTGGAACCAAAGCACTAGGTGGCGTGTCCTTGGCCCTATCTCTGAGCAGGACTATGCACAGCTTCAAGGCTATGGACTAATGCCTACAATTTATCAACGCTTTCAGATTAGAGGGCTAGGTAATAACGAATTGTTTATTAGTCCTACACCTGGAGCAAACACAGCAGGGCAGGTACTAATATTTGAGTACATAGCTGATAGGTCGGTAGTGCCTAGAACATGGGTAACTTCTACCGCTTTTCCTGCCAACTCTTACTGCATATACAACGGCAACTACTATACAACTACGGCTGGAGGCACTACAGGAGCCACAGCACCAACGCATACGAGCGGAAGTGTGTCAGATGGTAGTGTGACATGGACCTACTACAACGGCATTTATGACCAATTTAGAGCCGATACAGACACAAGCATATTTCAAGAGAAGTTGCTTGAGCAGGGCATACTAGAACGCTTTGCTCAGATACATGGACTTGAAGGTGTTAGGCCGCAGTTTGAAATGCAACTGCATGAAGAGTATGGCCGCACTAAAGCAGGTAAGGTTATTTATGCTGGTGGGTTTAGCAGACCTACTCAGTTTGCAAGAAGTGGAATAGCTGCATTTGGGAGCTGGATATAATGAACGAGCAAGCAATGAATCCTAACGCTCCGGCGTTTGCTAGAAGTAATCCTAGAGCATATTACGCTTGGCTTACTAGTCAGGGACTAGGCCATAGAGAGGCTTACGATCAGACTACAGGCGTTTTTGGTCAACCTAAGACACCGCAGCAAATTGCTGAAGAAGAGGCCGCAGCCAAGCAAAAAGGTGGATTGGCTCAAACTGGAGGAGCAGTTGCAGGTTCTTTAATAGCAAACGAAGCTATGAGAGGTTTTCCAAACATAGGTGGGTTATTTAGTTCTGGAAGCGGCGCAAGTACTGCTGGAGCACAAGCGGGAGCTAGTGCGGCTGGTTCAAGCGGAGCCGCTGCTATACCTGGGGCCGTTCCAACACCTCCATTATTAGGGGGCGAAAGTGCATTAGGAGCGCAAGCGGGCGGATCTACTTTAAGCTCTATAGGATCGGTTGCGTTACCAGTTGCTGCTGTTTTAGCAGTTGCAAGTAATGCTTGGGAAACAGGCATGAAAGATATTCTTCGTGGTCGTGGTAATCGTGCTGACTGGATAAATCAGGGCGCAAATATAACGGGCGTTGGCGAAATAGCTAATATGGGATTACGCATGATGGGCAAGCGCTCTATTGGCGCTATGATGACTTCGGGCAAGTCTAATGCTCAGGCGTTGCGTGATGATTTTCGTGGTGATTTAAAAGAGTCTGGCGTAGCAGATAAAGACTACATGGTTACTCTTGCTGATGGTTCAAAGTTTAACATTGGACTAGACGGTAAGACTAAATACAAAAACACAGACGAAAAAACTACTCGTAACGCCTGGGATGTAGATTGGTCTAATCCATTAGCTAAGTTTGCATCTGATAAAATAGACCCAATGATTCGGGGAATATACGGAGCAGATGATCCAAAAGCTAAGTTTTTCCCTGGTCAATATACAGGAATGTTAGTCAATGCCGCTGCAAGCAACGCTAAAAACGAAGCCGAAGTAATGGCAAACATTGAAGCTATGATGGGCAAATCAAAGTTTGCTAAACAAGCTGGCGTAGGCATTACCCCACCTAAGCCACAGAAACCGCCAAAAGGCGAAGTAGTTCGTGTATCCCCTGGTATGTACATGAACGACAAGGGGCAAGTTGGTCCAGCTAAAACAGTTAAGGAAGCATTAAGAGCAAATTACGGCAAAACTAAGGAGAAGAAATAATGGCAGAGCGTGGCAAAAAACTAAGTGGAGCATTACGCAGAGACCCTGAATATAGAAATCTGCCTGGCAAGCCTGATGCTAATCGTGGGAATGTAAACCCAACTAAAGGGCGTGAAGGCAATATGGCTAATAAGCCTACCCAACGACTATCTCCTGGCGTATATCGCAGTGCTGGTGGTGGACTTGTAACTCAGGGTGGGAAGCCAATACAGCGCCAACCTCAAAGCCAAATGCCTACACAATCACCGCAACAGCAAATGGATCCTGGCTATTTCAATCCAGAATTGCAGCAAATTACAAACAGAGTGCAAAACATTCTAGCAAATCAGCAGCCGCAATCGGGCTATATGCCAAATACTCAAGGTACAACACCTCCAGGGTGGGATGGCGTTTCGTTTAACCCTGGCGCATCAATGCCTCAGTTTGACCCAAATAATCCTGGTCAAATACAGAACGGATTAGGTCAGCCAATGACAATGCCGCAGATGCCACAAGCATCAGCTAACAACGGTGGTAAATATCGCCTAAGCCCTGGAGTATATGGAACGCAGCAGCAAGCTATGAACCAATACAATCAGCAAATGCAGCAGTTTAATGCAAGATTACCTCAACAGTTAATGAAGAAATACTAATGGCATTCCAAGGGTTCACAATGTCACCTCCTTACGGGGGGTTGGACGCAGTAAGTCCAATAGACAATATGGATCCATCCTTTGCGTTGGAGTTAGTAAACGTATTTCCTGGAGCGGGAGCGCCGTCAGTTAGACTTGGGTATACTCAGTTTAATACCGGCGGTACTTCTATTCCAGCGGTGCCAATTAACTTTATGCGGGAGCTTCCCCTTGCTGATGGAACTAAGCATCTTATCGCTGCTACTGATAGCAATCTTTATAAGATACTAGTAGACGGCATAGTCTCGACAGTAACTAACCCAACACCGCATACAGATAGCAGGTTTAACTCAGAGATATTTGCCAACAACTTATACCTTTGTAACGGTGTAAATGTACCACAGGTTTATACCGGCACAGGTAACGCTGCTAACGTAACATTTACCTGCTCCGCTGGATTAAGCAATCTAGTTTCGGTAGCTGCTTACAAACGAAGGCTTTACTTTGTCCAAAAAAACTCTATGTCCGTTTGGGCACATGCTTCAGTGGATGTACCTGGAACCGGCGGTTCTCCTAAGCTAGATGAGATTTTAGATATTAAGTATGTAATGACCAAAGGTGGTTACTTGCTATTCGCTGGTAGCTACACTAATCAGACAGCTTCCACCTCTCAAGACTTATTCTTTGCTTGCAGCTCAGAGGGCGAGCTAGTTTTCTACAGCGGCACTGGTCCTTCAGATTGGTCTTTAGTGGCTCATTATTACATAGCCAAGCCGGTAGGATTCAGAGCGTTTATTAGGGTAGATGCCGACGTTTGGATCGTTACTCAAGACGGTATAGTACCAATATCAGCGCTATTTCAAAGCGACTCAGCATCAGCCTTAATGGTGGTAAGCGGTAAGGTTAATCCTATTATATCCAACGCCGCTGAGACGTTTAATTTTTCGCATGATTGGTCTGGCTTTGTATGGCCTAGAGGTAGGCGGGTTTATATCTCAGTACCTCAGTCTAGCACTGAGAACTACTTTCTAGTGTACTCGCTAGACACTAAAGGCTGGACTACTTTTAGGCTATTTGATGGGGCTCATGCTAACTCTTCTTGCTACGCATTTGAGCAACCGTTCTATGCTTCTCTAACCGGCATAGTTTACCAGGGCGAAAAAGGTCAGGCTGATGCCATTACTGCCACCTCATCAGGCCAAGCTATTACCTTTGCTGGACGAACTGCGTTTAGCTTTTATGGTAGCAGAGGAAACTACAAAGCATTTAAAGATATAAGGCCGTTGCTAAAAGTCAAAAAAGGCGTGACCCTTAGTTTAGGCTTAGACACTGACTTTAAGAGGTCAACGGTAGTGACAAGCGTTACAACTCCTACAAGTACCTTTACACCTTGGGGAAGCCCTTGGGGGAGTCTCTGGTCTGCTGACGTAGAATATACGTTTGACAGGTACGCAGTTAAAGGGCAGGGGCATTGTGCGGCGGTGCGGTTTGGTGGTGCAATAAAGAATACCACCTTAGATATTTATGGTTTTGAAATACGTTACGATTTAGGCGGACAGGTATAATTATGGCAAGAACTGGTTCAATGACAAAAGATCCAAAAGCTACTAACAAGCAAGCGCCACCGCCTACTGGCCCTAGCAAGTGGGTTCGTACCGGAGCTGGTCAGTATAAAGACCAGTACGGCAATACTATGCGTGGTCAGCAGAAAGCCCCAACTAGGGACATGTCAAAGGGCAAGGGCGGCAATACAGCGCCAGTGCAAGGCCCGCCAGCACCTACACCTGAATCAGTTACAGAAGAGGGGTTTATGGGAGCAGGGCAAGCATATCAAAATATGCTTCAAAGGTTTGGCGGTGAGCAATATCAGCCACAGTTTGAGCAAGAGATGGAGCGTGCTAGACAAAACGTAATGGGGCAGTTTGAGCGTCGCAATAACCAGGCATTTGCTCAACAGCGCCAGGACTTTGAAACTACTATGGCTAACAAGGGAGTAGCTCCTGGTAGTCAGCAATATCAGCTAGAGCTTAAGTCGCTAAATGATAGGCAGGATATGGCCCGTCAAGAAGCTATGGGAGCAGCAGAGCAAGCAGCTTACAGCGTACAGAATCAACAGTTTGGACAAGCTGGTCAACTAGCTATGAGACCTTACGAGCAGTGGGGAGTGTTGCAGCAGCCGTACATGGCGGGAATTGGCGCACAATATCAATCGCAAGAATCAGCTTTACAACGTCAGTTTGAAGAGGCTATGCGAGTTGGCGATAGAAAAAGTGCTGAGCGTATTGCTGCTATGGCTCGTCGTGGCGGTGGAGGTGGTGGGGGTGCTCCTCAAGTATCGGAATATGAGATTATGGAACGAAATAGTCTCAACACTGGATACCCAACACAGCAGCCTAATGCTGGTGCTCAGTTTGTAACTGGTTTAGTGCAAGGCGGTGGGCAGCAAATTATAAATAGGACAAATAGGTAACATGGCAACACTAGAAGAAGCATTAGCAGGACTTAATTATACTGGTGCTGATACTGGTTATGGTATAGCTGCACAAACGCTAGGCCAGATGACGCCACAGCTAATCAATCCCTACGGTTCTACAGGTCAGGCCGTTGGTATTGGACTGGGTTCGATTCTTCTTCAATCGTTACTAGGCTATCAGGCTAGACAGCAAGCTTCACAAGATACGCTAGAACTAAACAGTTTAGCTAATCAGCTAATGAAGCAAACTACCCCAGAGGCTCGCACTGAGTTTATTGGCGGCGTATCTGACCCAATGTATCAAGGGCGATTGTCTACGCTATCGACTGCACTAATGCAGCAAGAAGCAAAACGAAAGGCAGATTTTGATACTAAGCAAGCGCTCGCCGGTTTAGAGGTTGATATAGCTCGCGCCAAAGATTTAGGAATGTCATTTTCTCAACTTAGCGAGTTTGACAAACAGCGAGAGCAGCAAAGAGCAACGCTTTTAGGAACGCCTGATACTACACCAACAATAGAACCACAAGCTGCTACTTTCCCTTCATTAACACCAACAAAAGATCCAGCTAGTATTTTAGCTAATCCAGAAGCACAGCGTCTTTTAACAAAACCAGAAAAAGAAGCATTAACAGCACAGGCAAAATTAAGTGCAGATCGACGCGATCAAGCAGATACTCTTCGTAAAGAATTTAACGCATTGCCAGAGGTAAAAAACTTTAGCTTGATAGATAATGCGGCAAAAGTAGTAGCTAAAGCGGTACAAGATCCAAGTGCCGTAGCAACTCAAGAGCTAGTTCGTCGTGCGGTTCAATTAGTAGAGCCAGGCATGGCCGTAAGAGAAGGCGAGCAGGCCGCTATTATGGCAAGCCAGAGCATCCCTGATCGATTTAAGGGAGAGCTTGCCAGGGCGTTATCTGGAGAAGGTGGACTACAAGAAGATACTCGTCAGGGCATTATGCGAATTGCTCAACGTGCTTACGAGTCTCAAGCGAGTCGGTATAAATCAACTAAAGACTTTTATGAGGGACTAGCAGAAGAGCGAGGCATCCCCAAGAAGGCTATTTCATACATAGGTGAGGCAGAGCCTTGGTCAGCCATTTCAGGCAAAAAACCTGCTCTTACAAAAGAAGAGGCAATGCGTATAGCTAAGGAAAGAGGGCTAATTAAATAATGGACGAGAACGCCTACTCAGACGCAGAAGTATTGCAAGCATTGGGAATAAGTGCGCCGACCACTTCGACGCCAACTATTCCTGCGGATAAGGCCGCAGAGTTTGCTGCTGCTCGTCAAGCGGTGCAAAAAGCTCAAAGTGATGTTGATTTATACGGACGACTAGGGACGGCATTATCTTTTGGCGGGCAAGGATTAACTTTAGGGTTAGCCGACGAAGCTCTAGCGGGATTAAGTGCTCTTACTGGTGGTCCTTCATATTCAGAACAGCTCGCTGCACAACAAGCAGAACGAGAAGCAATGCGAGCTGCTTATCCTGGGACGGCGTTAGCATCTGAACTTGTTGGTGGTATAGCAGGAACTATTCCAACAGCTACAATGGCAGCTCCTGGGCTTGCATCAAGATTATTATTAGGAGCAACTGGCAAAGCAGCGCCTACAGTTGGACAACTTGCAGCAATAGGCGCTACGCAAGGCGGTATTTATGGAGCGGCGTCTGCTCAACCAGGGAAACGGTTAGCTGGTGGGCTTATGGGCGGCGGTACTGGTGCCGTTGCTGGCCCTGTAATTGGCAAGGCTGCTCAATATGCTACTGAAACATTAGGCGGTGTATTAGCTCGTGCTGGCGCAACGGCAGGAAGCGAACGTGGCGCTATTACATTTGGCGGCGCAAAATATACACCTGAAGAAATTCAGCTTGCTAAAATATTATCGCAAACAGCGCCAGAAACTATACCAAACGCAGAAGTAGCGTTACAAAGAGCTGGAGAGCTTGGAAAACCTGTATTTATTCCCGAAGCTGTAGGCTCTCCTGCTTTATATCAACAAGCTAAATTAATTGCTAACTATCCAGCTTCTATTGAAGTAGCTAAGACGGCTATTGAAGAACGTGCAGCAAATGCGGTTAATCGCATTACTGAAACACTAGATAAGGTTGCGCCAGTTCGTAACGTAAACGCTGGAGCTAATAGGCTTGTAGAAGGTGCAAAATCTTTACTTGATGAGTTGGGAGTCGCTAGAAAAGAAGCTACAAGAGGGCTTTACGAAGCCGCATTTGAGCGCACTCCAGAGCTAACAACAGAAAGTGCCGTTAAGTTAGTACAGACAAATCCTCGCATCCAACAAGCTATTAAAGCCGTAAGAAAAGAACTCCCTGAGCTTGCAGAAAAATCAGATACAAGTTTAGAAGTACTGCATCAAGCGCAGCAGTATTTAAGTGGAAAGGCTAGATCGTTAGATAATAAGTTTACTGCTGGCAAAGTTACTGACGCTCGCAATGCTTTAATGAAAGCAATCAAAGAAGAGTCGCCTGACTATGCAGAGGCTACGAGCACCTTTGCACAAATGTCTAAAGGTTTAACCGCTAAAGAGCAAAGTAAAATAGGATTTTTGGCTAATGTAAGCCCTGATAGACCAGAAACTATTGGCAGAGTGTTTGCTCTTGATGCTGATGTTATTTCGAGCCTTAGAGATGACTTTGTTGCTGCTGGTAAACTTGACGAGTGGGAGTCAGGAGTTCGTGCATATTTACAAAGATCAGTAGAAAAAGCACAGGATGAAAGAAATCCAATAAATAAAATTATTGGCTCGCCAGATCTACGTAATAAACTACGTGCAGCTCTTGGTGATAAATATGACTCTGTTATTGAGCCTCTGACAATAGAGCAAAACATTTTAAAAGGGCAAAGAGAATACTTTGCGGGATCGCCTACTACTCCATTAAGACAAGCAGAAGAAGCACTAGGAGAAAGCTTTGGAGCTATTAGAAGCGCAATCCAAGCTGGGAAAGACCCTGTAGGAGCTGCTGGTAAGTTGTTGTCTAAGATGCTTGGTGGACGTCAAGATGATGAGTTTTACAAAAACTACGCACAGCTATTATTTAGAGAACCTGAGCAAGGATTAGAAACGCTTGGACGTATTAGCCAACTAACTTCTGCTTTGCGTGGAGCTAGGCAAGCTGGAGAAAAAGCTGGTAGAGTTGCAGGAGCAGCCGCAGGGCGAGAAACGGCAGCGGGTTTGGATATTATGCAAGAGCAGCTCAAAGCAAAGCGAAGCAAACAGCTTGGCATGGGCGCGATGGGAGCTGCGTCTTTAACTTCAGAATTAGCCGACTCTGACTATACAGATGAAGAAATCCTAAAAGCATTAGGACAAGAAGAGCCAGTACAACCGGTAAAACCTATCCCTTCAGAAAAGCAAGAAATAAAAGTAGGCAAGCAAAACATAAGTATTCCAACAGGTGACAAATACGCTCCAGCTAGTTTAGTCAAAGCTGTAATGAGGGTTGAGTCAGCGGGCAAAGCTAATGCTGTTAGTCCTAAAGGTGCTAGTGGTCTAATGCAGCTTATGCCAGGTACAGCTAAGAGTCTTGGAGTAGATCCTACCGATCCGCAACAGAACGTAGAGGGTGGCAGCAGATACTTGCGTGAGTTATTAGACAAGTACAACAGTGAAGAGCTTGCACTAGCTGCGTATAACTGGGGACCAGGCAACATTGATAGAGCCATTAGAAAGGTTAAGGCCGCAGGTGTTAAAACAACATGGGCGAATCTTTTAAAGGAAGTTAAAGTGCCTAAAGAAACTAGGCAGTACGTTCCAAAGGTATTAAGTTATTTAGCATAAAGGTAGGTAGGTATGGGCTGGAGCGGAGGGTCTTACTCAAAGGGTAATGCAGGTACAGGCGGTTGGGCTGGTGATGCTTCTGCTGGTATAGGTATAGAAGCTGGTCGGCATGATACCCAAGACAATGATTTTGCTACTGGTATTAATCAGTGCATTAACAAAGATGGTTCTAACTCAGCTACTGCTAATCTTAATCTTGGTGGTTTTAGGTTTACTAACGCTGGCACTGCTACGGGTAGAACTGATTTAGCTCAAGTAGCTCAAGTACAGGACGGAGATTATATCTGGCTTGGTACTACAGGCGGAACAGCTACAGCGATGACCGCTACGGCTGCTCCTGCTATTCCAGCTTATAAAACTGGCCAAAAGTTTAGGATGAAAATAGGGACTGGCCTTAGCTCTACAGGAGCAACTCCGACGTCTCATACGCTAAACATTAACGCATTAGGAGCAAAGGATATTGCTTCTAACGATGGAAGTAATGCGTCCCCAACTCTAGGAACATGGGTAGCTGGTTCTATTATAGAGTTAGTTTATGGCGGGACTTATTTTCATATTATAAACGACCCTAGCGCATGGCTAACCTACACACCTACTTTTACACCAAACGGTGGAAGTCTTAGTTCTCTTAACATTGTAAGAGCTGGGTATAAAAAAACAGGAAAAACAATTCATTTAAATATTTATGCTACATTTGACACTACGGGAGTAGGAACCAATATAAATGTTAGTGTGCCGGTTAATATACAGCCTACAGCAACGACCTTTTATGCTATTTCTATGATGTATTCAGGAAGTTTAAAAACTGGATACATTACTAACAATAGTGCAGCAGTGTTGGCTAATTATGTTGATTTAGCCAGTGGAACATGGGGTACTAATACTTCCTCTGCTGTTTATATTAATACTACTTTTGAGGCTGTATAATGAACTGGGAACAAACTTTACCACCTGGAATACTTGTCGCATCTGCATCAGATGAGCTTATTGCTCAATCAATTAGAACGTGGCGTAATTTTAAATTGGCTGCTTCTGATTGGACGCAATTACCTGACGTAGACCTAACTAACAAATGGGATTGGGCTGTGTATCGTCAGCAGTTGCGTGACATGATGCAGCAACATTCAGATCCTAAACTGATTGTATTCCCAACAGCTCCTAGTGTTTCAGCTACGATTGTGCCATGAAACTAAGGCTTGTCAGAGTATCAGAGTACAACGGCGCAACTATGGGGGTGTTATGCATCAATGACATGCCTGAGTTCGTTACGTTGGAAGATGCTTGGCGAGATAATGAGCGTAAGATTAGCTGCATACCTGTGGGCCGGTATAAGATTAAGCCAAGACAAAGCCCTAAGTTTGGCAGAACGTGGCAAGTGATGGACGTACCAGAGCGGGACCATATCCTGTTTCATGCTGGCAATACGCATAGAGATACACATGGTTGTATCTTGCTTGGTATGCAGTTTGGTAAGATTGGAAGCGAGTCGGCTATCTTAGCCAGTAGGTCAGCCTTTAATAGGTTTATGGATCTAATGGCGGGTGCTCCCGAAGCAGAGTTAATTGTTATTGACGCTTACGGTGGAGGCAGGGTGCACTAATGACTGGCGACTTTACGGAAGTTAAATACTGGTTTGATATACTTATAAAGGCAGTAATAGGTGTATTTGTTTCTCTTATTAGCATGGATTATCGAGCGGTTAAGAATAGCCTGCACGAGCTGGAAAGCCACAAGTACCATGTATCGGCTGATGTCCAGGTTATTCAGACGGAGCTAGCCTACATTAAAGGCCGGTTGGATAAGATAGACTCTAAGCTTGATAAGGCGTTAGACAGATGAGATGGGTTAGTGCCATTTGTGCCTTATTGCTTTCTTTAGCATCTGCTCATGCTGCCCCTAGTTTGCTAGGGATATGTCATAAAGACTTTAACTGTGATGGGGTAAGCAAGCTCTATAGCGGGCAGGATAAGCTAGTTATTAGTTACCTTGAGAATACTTTTGGCAACGAGTGTAAATGCCTTAGCCGCTTGTTAAGCGACCCTAGACCTAAAGTTATACGGTCTCACCTAATACAAAGCCCATGTATGAGAAACAAGCGCTGCGGGCGCTATGAGGCGCTGTGGGGCTATACAGCGGCGTCAGCTAATAGAGCTGTAAAGAATCCTAAAAGTAGGTTACGCACAAGATTTAAACAAGCTGTGGATAACTTTAACCGGCGTATATCAGGGGTTAGTAATTTAACCTGTTATGTTAGCCCATGCCTGGAGTGTGACCTAAATGCGAATAGTCGAAGAATACTTGCCAATGTTGTATCTACTGCTTTGCCTGTGTGTAACGTGGTGGACAATCCATACCGGCAACGCTGCCTCCCTGGATATACCTGTGAGCAACACGGAGTTAATCCTACTTTATCTGCCCCTTGTATAGTTGATATGGACGGTAGCGACGGAGCTACTATCGACTTAAAGAAATGGGTGGCCAAGTACAAGCATTGTGATTTATCCTTTTATTGGGAGCCCTGGATGAATTGCATACGGGGTGAGTTTGTAGATCCTAGAAGCCGCAACTGTAGTTACGGTAAGTCTATATTTGAAGGTGCCTTATGTCGCTCATTCTTGCATCCATCCTTCGCCACTTGCTCACGTTAGCCGCTGGCGCATTAGTAACCGTTGGTGTAGCTGAGCATGATGCTGCCAACCTAGCTACGGCTGCAGAGCCTGTACTTGGTGGAGCTATCCTTTACGGTGCTTCCCAGGCTTGGTCAATCATTGAGAAAAAGAAGAAGCGCTAGGTTCTGCTAGAGCGGTAGGACTGAGGCTTTTTAGTCCGTCCTATCGTTTTAATTCTATGCCGTATCTTTGCCACGGCGTCTTCCCTATCTAATAGCATAGAGCAGATATAGACTAGGTTATACTGCCTTGGAGTATCCTCCCAAAAGAAGCTGTGTAAGTCGGCTGCATAAAGCGGGGTAAGCTCTTGAGCTGGGGAGCATAGGTCAGAGATAGCCCTATCAATAACTGCAAGCCATAAGATGTATTCGGGGCAGATATGCCCATTGGATTCTTCCATTATTAGGTCGTTTAGCTTAATGGGGGTCTCGTCTTGCATTGAACCAAGGCTAAAAAGTCCTCGATATACATAGTTACCAGCCAGGGCCGATTATTCTTACGGTGACACACTATAGGCGTTTTGTCACCACAATCTCTTGTCGCTTGGTCTATAGCCTTGTCTACGTTAAGGTTCTGCACTCGCTTAACCTCAATATGATAGCTATCAAGCTCTTCGCATACTACATCAGAGTCGCCAGCCTTACCGCAGAATTGCTGAGTACGCCTAGCTGTAAAGCCATACTCCTTTAGCTTGTTTGCAAGCTCTCTTTCCCCTGCTGCGCCCTTGGCTCTACTATTTGTCACTGGACTTTTTCTTTTTTACGCCTTTAATCTTGCCTGAGTTCTCCATAGCGTAGAACACTTCTTCGCCTTTCTTTTTGCCATACTCTTTTTCTAACGCTGCACGAATTTTAAGACCCTTCTTTGTTAGTGGCATATCATCTCCTTGTGAACTAGCAAGCATTTAACAACAAGCAGTAACATACTGCTACTACCTATTATGCCCACCATAAGGATACTTATGACAAGCGCAATATCAACTGGATCCCACTTCATCCTTTCTCCTTCGCAAGCAATTTTATTACGGGCTCCCTTTTTTGCGGAGGATCCACATCTAATACAATAAGCGCATATAGAGGCTGAATTGCCTCATCTTCGCCAGGACAAACTACTGTGTATTTAGTTCCGCTTTCATCAAACAAAACTAACTTTACCGCATCATGCCCGCAGTATTTGGTTTTTTCAAAACTCATTCTTCCTCCTTCGGCCTATCAGGTAGCGGCATCCAATGGGTAACGGTTTCAGTTCCACACCACAATCCCAGATCCGTATGGAACCAAGGCTCGTTTTTACCTGCTGGTGAAAGTCTATACCCTGTTACAATCGAACGTTTTTCATTAGTTGCAAGCAAAACTCTCTGATTAATTTCTGGGGACTTATCCTTTACGCTAATCCACTGCGGCGCTGCTGCTTTATAGCCCGCAAGGAATCCAGCATACAATCCATCGCCATATATGCCATTACCAGTACATTCTTCGTCGGCGTAAAGCCTTGCCATCTCTTCAAGTGTTTTCATTTTTCCTCCTTTGGCGGCTCAGGTAGCTCTTGCCAGTGTGTAAAATTTGAAATAGGCGGCTCTGAAAAGCCAGTCATAACACGAGTTCTTTCCCTAATAGTAACATAACTTGCTACCACCATATTTTTTTCATGATCGATCCACAAAACAGCTTTGCTTCTTTCGTAATCATCTCTAGTCGTTTCTATTTCTGGCAACCTATCATTAACGCTAATCCAACCATTCACATCAACCATTTTCGTGGCGTCAAGAATATGGTCGCAGCTATCCGGCATCACCTTGCTGACGCCAGCAAGCTGATCCCGCAACTCTTGCATCTTAGCCTCAGCCTCCTCTAGCGCTGCGTGTGCGTGTTCTTGTGCTACTTTGTAGCCAGCAAGGAAGGTTTCAATAAATGGTTGTGCTGCATCCTCTGGAAATAAACGATCAAAATCTTCTGCAAGGTCATTAGCATACTCCTCTGCCATCTGTTCAGGTGTTTTCATTTTCTTCCCATCTTTGCCAATACATTTTTTAGCGCATATTCCGCAGAACCTAGTCCTGGGTGCTCTACTCGCTGTGCTTGCACCGCCTGCAGCTCCTCCTCGACTATAGATTGTGCTGCTTTGTAGCCAGCTAGGAAGGCTGATTTTCCATATTTATCTGTTGCCTTATTGGGATCATACGCATAGCCTCGCCGTTCTCCTACCCATGCTTCTGCCACGCTTTTTGCATTGGATTCTTCTTCTAATAATGCTTGAGCTACGCAACGCCATGCATTTGCTTGCTTTGCTTTATTGCTATCAGCTTGAAACGTGAGCCAATTTGGTAATAATGATCCATCGTATGCAGTGCCACCTACATAATCACAATACTTTTCATATAGAAACTCTGCTATCTCTTCAGGTGTCTTACTCATCTCCAGCCTCTTCCAATGCTTCTTGATATGCCGCTTTTGCATCAGCATCATCCTTAAATAGCTTTAGCCTACCGCCAGACTCTTCCATTAGCTGATCGCGCAACTCTTGTATTTTAACTTCTGCTTTTTTCTGCTCCTCTTTTAGCTCCTTTTCCTTAGATCTTTCCCCTGCTCTATATCCAGCAATAAACGCATAAGCCAACCAATGTCGGTCAAATGGGCCGCCGTTTAATAGGTTGGAAAAGTCATTTGCTAATTCCTGCATAGTTTTGTTTTGACCATAAGTTTTGCGTTCAAACATAGCCATAAAATCGTCAGGTGTTCTCATTAAAAAAATCCCTTTTTTTCAATATAGGTAAGCTTAAACTTTTCAATTAAAGGTTTTGCATCTGGTTCCTTCTCGCCATGTTGCTTGCGAAGCTCTACATACAAATCAAAAATTTCCTTTTCTGACATTTCCCGTCCAGCCTTATAACCAGCTATAAACGCCTTTTCACAAGCAGCTTTAACTGAGTGTGTATCTGCAATCGTGCTGATGTATTGTTGCGCTAACTCTTCAGGTGTCTTACTCATCTTTAGTCTCCTACTTTGGTAGTTCTTTCTGGATATGGATACATTCGGTTTCCTTTATCTGCTTCGGCCCAAATCTCTCTTTGCTTTGCTTGCATTTCTTCAGTCAAACCTGGAGGTTCGCACCAGTGTTTATACTCATCTGCTGGAAGGTAAAGCGGCTTTGGATCCTCACCAAATGGATTTTTGAATCCAGCTACGAGAACACGCTTGCCATTCTCATCTAATGCTTTAAAGCCTAAGACGATAGCGTAATGATTAAAATCATTTGGTATCCACAACTGAACATAAGAGTCCGGCCATATCTCGTCTTCGTGTTTGAAGATGCCACGAAACTCTTTTTTTTGTTCTGGCGTTATCCACTTTAGTTTTGTTGGCTCTTCAGGTGTATTACTCATCTCCAACCTCCCTAAAAAGCTCTATTAGCTTCTCTAATGCTTGAGTATCGAACTTGTGTAAGGTTCCAACGCATCGGTGGGCGTCTCTAATGTCAAGAAAAGCACACATTCCAGGTTCTTCTAGGCATAGTGTAGAGCGAAAACACGCAACTAAACACCGCATAATTCCATAGGTTTCTTTGTCGTCATACTCGTCATACTCCCAGGCTTCGTTGCACACCTTATCAATATCATCGGCGCTAAGATTGCCATCTATATATGCCGCAAAAGCATCTCTATACTTAACTTGTCTTTTTGTTAAATACTCTTTGGCCGAATCAATACACCATAGCGCAAAAAGATTGCCGATTGATTCGGGAACTATTGGATGCTTGGTTGCTGCTACAATGCGCTCCTCTATTTTAAAACGGTCGTCTTTTAGCCAGGTTATAATTGATCCGCTCCAGTCCTCTGCTAGATGCTGACGTGGATTATAATTAAATGGTTGTGTGCGTATTATGTCTTTAAGGGTAATTGTCTTAGTCATATATTTCCTTCTCAAATGTTTCCATGCTCCAGAGCTTATCCTGAGTAACAAACCAAGCCGGTTTGCCGTCTCTAGGATTATCTCTGATGCCCATTTCTATAGCGTTATATCCTTCCAACCAGCCAAGTAATTCAACATTACTGCGGCTGACATAAGTTAAGATGTAACGCCTATCAGGAGCGTCATTGTCTCTGTATACTAGCCTACCTTCTCGCTTGCGGATAGCTCTAACTTCTATATCTTTGCCAATATCTGCATCATCTTTAAATGTCGCATGAGTCATAGCCTGATTAGAGCCTAACCAGTGAGAGACTTTTAGCTCTGCTAAAGCCCCAATAGTGTGAATCTCTAACGCATCAAAGATTGAAGCTAGAGGCATTCTATCTTTGCAGCCCATAGCCTGAGCTTCAAACTGCCTAAGCTCCGCTATCTTGATAGCAAGATATAAATCCGTAAACGAGTAAGGTAAACTAATCATGCTCCTGTCCCGTCTCCGCTGCCTACCCCATCGCCACTACCGGCACCGTAGCCGCTGCCATCGCCATCACCGCAGCCGTCGCCGCTACCGTTCACGTAGCCGCTGCCGTTGCTGTAGCCATAGCCATCGGCTTGGCCGTGACCATGACCATCGCCACAACCATCACCGCTGCCGTCACCATCGCCGCTACCGTCGCCGTAAAGATTACTTATGCTTTCCATTCCGGCACCTCCAATATGCATTTAGTAGCCTTTTCAGTGCAGGGAATGATCTCTATTGCTTCAGTCAATACAATCCCTGGGACGGTAACGCTAAATTTACATTCTTCAGGCTTACTAACCCCATCAACTGCCATCTGAGACAAAGATGCTGCGCCTTCCCAATACCAAATCCGACGAGCGTCTCTAAGATGCACCTCCTTGCCCTCGCGATTTACGATTACTCCAAAGTGTACGCCAGCCGAATAAGTTCGGATTAGCGCATATATCGATACCTCTTGGACTTTTCTATATGTTTCGCCGTTGATTGTTATCTCGTTCATAATTTTCTCCTTCTTTAAAATGGAATGTCATCTACATCTATTTCTTCATGCTTAGCTGGAGCCGCCTTCTGATTAGAAAAGCCGCCACTAGCTAAGTGTTCGTCATTATGCGCCGACCTATTGGAAGCATAGATCACCGCTTGCTTGAGTAGCTCTATTAGCCGCTCCGCATCCTCCTTAAACAGATATTTACTCTCCTTATATTCGCCTGTAGCCTTATCTTTGTAAGACTTGCGGATAGTGATACTGACACCTCCGTTCCTCGTCTCCCAGACCGCTACATCTACGCCTTTGTCTCGAAAAGATTGCACTGGTTTATTCATTTGTTTCCTTAATTTAACTACTACATTTGTTAATACTGTATTGAACTTTACAAAATTACGCTTCTTCTGATACTCTGAACTCCTCATATATTTCCAAAAAGCCCCCTTCGAGTTAATTCTCGTTGGGGGTTTCCAATTGTTCTAGACAATCAATAACCCACCTCAATCCATCAATCTGACCTAGCTCAAACACGCTTAAAGGCTCATCACTTTTAAATGA